GGTCCCGGCCATGGCCTTTGCGGGCGCGCCGCGCATGCACAACGGCGGCTGGGCCGGGCTGCGCCCCGATGAGGTGCCCGCGATCCTGGAACGCGGCGAACGGGTTCTCTCCCGGCGCGAGGCGGCAGGGTTCGGCCAGGCGGGTGCGCCCACCGTCAATGTCACGATCAACGCCCGCGACGCCGAGAGTTTCCGGCAATCCCGCACGCAGGTCGCCAGCGACATCGCACGTGCAGTGTCGCTGGGCCGGAGGGGGATGTGAGTGCGACCCCGCAAGTGGGCACCGGTTGCGGGGGCCAGAGCACGAACCATGGAGAAACTTGATGGCGTTTCACGAGGTCCGGTTTCCGGACAACATCAGCCGTGGCGCGCGCGGCGGCCCGGAGCGGCGCACGCAGATCGTCGAACTGGCGAGCGGGGCCGAGGAGCGCAACGCGAGCTGGGCCAACTCGCGCCGCCGCTATGACGTCGCCTACGGCATCCGCCGCGCCGACGATCTGGCGGCGGTCGTCGCCTTCTTCGAGGCCCGAAACGGCCGTCTACACGGCTTCCGTTTCAAGGATTGGGCCGACTTCAAGTCCTGCCTGCCGTCGCAGACGCCGGGGCCAAGCGATCAACCCATCGGCACCGGCAACGGCAGCACGACTGAGTTCCAACTCGCCAAGCGCTACACCTCGGGCGCGCAGTCCTGGTCCCGCGCGATCACCAAACCCGTCGCCGGGACGGTCACCATCGCCATGAATGGCACGCCCCAGGCTTCCGGCTGGTCGGTTTCCACCACGACCGGCCTCGTCACCTTCACCACCGCCCCCGGCGCAGGCGTCGCCATCACCGCGGGTTTCGAATTCGACGTCCCGGTCCGCTTCGACACCGATGCCCTCGACGTCACGCTCGACCTCGAACGCCTCGGCTCGATCACCTCGATCCCCCTCGTGGAAATCCGCACATGAATGACGAATCCTTCTGGTCCCACCTCTGGCGCGAGATCGCTGCCTCGACGGCGCTGATACTGGCCTTCTGGGGCGCGCTGGGCGGTGCCACCAATGCCCTGACCACCCGGATGGCGCTGCGCGAAGCCCTGCGCCATGTCCTGCTCGGCGGGTTGATCGCCGCAGGGATGGGCAGTTTTTCCATCGTGATCGTGGCGGGTTGGCTTGGTCTGCCCGATGGCGCCGTCGCCGCGGGCGGGGCGGTCGGTTCGGCCGCCTACCTGGTCGGCGTCTTCGGGGCGGCCTTCATCGAACTGATCCTCGCGAGGCTCCGCCGCGCCGGGAAGGATGACGCCGATGCATGAGATCCTTCGCCTTGCCCGTTCGCTGCGCTGCGATTCCACCGACCCCGGACAGGCCTTTGCCCACCGGCTGCGCATCGGCCTCGCGGTCGCCGTTCTGATCCTTTTCCTCTCAACCCTTGGGTAATCCCATGCAAACATCTGATCGGGGGCTTCTGGCCCTGATCCGGCACGAAGGCGTCGTGCCCGGACCCTATCTTGACGTGAAGGACGTCTGGACCTTCGGCATCGGTCACACCGCCGCCGCCGGTCCGCCCGATCCGGCGCGGATGGAGCACAGCATGCCCACCGATCTCGATGCCGGGATCCGCGAGGCGTTCCGGCTCTTCCGGTCCGATCTCGCCACCTACGAGGCCGCGGTCCTGCGCGCGGTCAAGGTTCCGCTCGAGCCGCACGAGTTCGATGCGCTGGTCTCCTTCCACTACAATACCGGCGGCATCGCCAAGGCGGCGCTGACACGGCACCTGAACGCGAGCAACCGGGTAGCAGCGGCTGCGGCATTCATGGGCTGGCTGCGCCCCGCCGCAATCCGGTCCCGGCGCGAGGCCGAGCGCGATCTCTTCGCCGAGGGCCGCTACCCGACCGGCACCATCCCGGTCTGGGCCGTCGACCGCAACGGCCGGGTCGACTTCTCGCGGCCGATCCGGCGGCTCAGCGAGGCCGAGGCGCTGGCACTGCTGCGCCCGCCCCTCAACCCACAGTCGATCACCACCTCACCCGCCCATTCGACGGCCGCCACCAACCCCGCGCCCCTGCAGGCGGCACCGAGCCTGGCCACCCGCGTTTTCACCTTCCTCAAGACCCTGATCGGAGCATGACCATGAACTGGACCCTCGCACGTGGCCTCGTCTATCTGGCCTGCCTTGCCGCCTCTGGCCTCGCTTTGGCGGGACTGGCGGATTTCGACCTCGCCACCGGCACGCTCGATATTCGCCCCTTCAATCTCTATGCCCTGACCGGCGCGACCGGTGGCGTCGTGTCTTCGCTCCTGGCCTCCGTGGCCCTGCTACGCGGCTGGGGGCAGAAGTGAAATCCCTTCCGCCCGCGCTGCAAGCCCATCTCGACGAAGGCACCACGACCCTCGCCTGGTGCTGGCGCATCACCCGCGCCGATGGCGCGACCTTCGGTTTCACAGACCATGACCGGACCCTGTCGTTCGACGGCACCGATTTCGAACCGGAAAGCGGGCTGACGGCGTCCGAGGTCCGCTCGGGCTCCGACCTGTCTGTAGACGCTCAGGACGCCCAAGGCGTGCTGTCCTCTGACCGGATCACCGAGACCGACATCCTCGACGGCCGATGGGACAATGCCGCGGCCGAGGTCTGGCGGGTGAACTGGTCGGCCCCGGCGCAGCGCGTGCTCTTGCGCCGCGGGGCTATCGGTCAGATCCGGCGCGGGCGGCTGGCCTTCGTCGCGGAGGTCCGGTCGCTGGCCCATGTCCTCGGCCAGACGGTCGGAAGGACGTTTCAGGCGAGCTGCGATGCCGCGCTGGGCGATGCGCGCTGCGGCGTGAACCTCGATGCCCCGGCTTTCAAGGGGAACGGTGCCGTGATCGATGTGCTGCGCGACCGCGCCTTCACCGCCTCCGGCCTCGGCGGTTTCGCCGCAGGCTGGTTCGCCTTCGGCCTGGTGGATTGGTCGACCGGCGCGAATGCCGGGCGGCGCGTCGAGGTGCTGTCGCATGACCTCGTCGACGGCGTGGCGATCCTGACCCTGCTCGAAGCGCCCGTGCGCCCGATCACAGCGACGGATGCCTTCGTGGTCCGGGCGGGGTGCGACAAGCGGATCGCGACTTGCAGCACGAAGTTCGCCAATGTCGCCAACTTCCGGGGGTTCCCGCACATCCCTGGCCAGGATGCCGTGCTGCGCTACGCCACCAAGGATGGTGGCCATGAGGGGGCGGTGCTGTGAAGCCCGCCGATCCCGCCCGCGTCATCGCCTCCGCGCGATCATGGTTGGGCACGCCCTACCACGACCAGGCCAGCCTGCGCGGGGTCGGCTGCGATTGCCTCGGCCTGGCACGGGGCGTCTGGCGCGAGGTCGTCGGGCCTGAGCCGTTCCCGATCCCGCCTTATAGCCGGGATTGGGGCGAGACTGGGCCGCGCGAAGTGCTGGCTGATGGGGCGCGACGGATGATGCCGGAACTTGATCCATCCGAGGCTGGTCCCGGCGCGCTGATCCTGTTCCGCATGATGCCGCGCGCCATCGCCAAGCATGTCGGGATTCTCACCGGCCCCGACACATTCCTGCACGCCTATGAACGGCTGGGCGTGATCGAGGAACCGCTGACGCTGACATGGCGGCGGCGCATCGCCTTCGCTTTCCTCTTCCCCGCACGCTGAGTTTTCCCATGGCCACGCTTGTCCTCGGCGCCGTCGGTTCCGCCATCGGCGGGGCGTTCGGCGGCGCGATCCTCGGCTTTTCCGGGGCCGCCATCGGTGGTTTCATCGGCTCCACCATCGGTTCGGTGGTCGACAGCTGGATCGTGTCCTCGCTGGCCCCGGCCCAGAAGATCGAGGGCCAGCGCCTCGACAGCCTGCGGATCACCTCGGCCACGGAAGGCGCGATCATCCCACGCCTCTACGGCCGCATGCGCATCGGCGGCAACATCATCTGGGCCACGGATTTCCGCGAGGAGACGAAGACCACCACGCAAGGCGGCGGTAAGGGCGGTGGCGGCGGCAGGGTCCAGACCACCGAATACCTCTACTATGCGTCCTTCGCGGTCGCCCTTTGCGAAGGCCCGATCACCGGCATCGGCCGCATCTGGGCCGATGGCAAGCCGCTCGACATGACCGGCATCACATGGCGCTGGTATCCAGGGAACGAGACCCAGACGGCCGACCCGTTCATTGCGGCGAAGATGGGGGCCGCCAACACCCCGGCCTATCGCGGCACCGCTTATGTCGTCTTCGAGGAACTGGCGCTTGCGACCTATGGCAGCCGCCTGCCGCAGCTGTCCTTCGAGGTGTTCCGGCCCCTCGCGGATCCCGACACGGCCGAGGGGCTGGTCAAAGCCGTCACCATGATCCCGGCCTCGGGCGAGTTCACCTATGCCACGGAGGCTGTTCGCAAGACGGTCGGGGCGACGACCACCGTCTTCGGCCAGACCACGGGCGGCACGACCTCGGCCGAGAACCTGAACGCGCTGCCCGACGAGGCTGACATCGTCGTGGCCCTCGATCGGCTGCAGGCCATGGCCCCGGCTGTGGAGAGTGTCAGCCTCGTCGTCGCTTGGTTCGGGAACGATCTGCGCGCGGGCAACTGCACGATCAAGCCCGGCGTCGAGGTGGCGACAAAGGTCACCAGCCCCAAGGTCTGGACGGTCAACGGAGTTTCCCGCTCGGCCGCCCATCTCGTCAGCCGCGATGCCGAGGACCGTCCGGTCTATGGCGGCACGCCTGCCGATTTCGCGGTGGTGCAGGCGATCCGCGAGATGAAGGCGCGCGGGCTGCGTGTGACCTTCTATCCCTTCCTCCTGATGGACGTCCCGCCCGGCAACACGCTGCCGAACCCCTACAGCGCAAATGCCGCCACGCCGGGCCAGCCGTCCTTCCCCTGGCGCGGGCGGATCACCTGCTCCCCGGCGGCGGGATATGCCGGGACCGCCGACAAGACCGCCGCCGCGGCGACGCAGGTCTCCAGCTTCTTCGGCGCGGCCACACCGGCGCAGTTTGCAGTGTCAGGCGACGATGTGAACTGGACCGGCCCCTCGGGCGATTGGGGCCTGCGCCGGATGATCCTGCACTACGCCCATCTCTGCGCCGTGGCGGGCGGCGTCGATGCCTTTCTGATCGGAACCGAGATGCGGGGGCTGACGACGATCCGCTCCAGCGCCAGCGCCTATCCTGCCGTGACCGCCTTCAAGGCGCTTGCGGCGGATGTGAAGGCGATCCTCGGGCCGGGCACTAAGGTCGGCTACGCCTCCGACTGGTCGGAGTATTTCGGGCACCAGCCGGGCGACGGCAGTGGCGACGTGTTCTTCCACCTCGACCCACTCTGGTCGGATGCCAACATCGATTTCATCGGCATCGACAATTACATGCCCCTCTCCGACTGGCGCGACGGCTTCGACCACGCCGATGCCCTCGAAGGCTGGTCCGCCATCCATGACCGGGGCTATCTGCAGGCCAACATCGCAGGCGGTGAAGGTTTCGACTGGTTCTATGCCTCGGCCCCCGACCGGTCGGCCCAGATCCGCACCCCGATCAGTGACGGTGCCGCAGGCAAGCGGTGGGTCTTCCGCTACAAGGACCTGCGCGCCTGGTGGTCGAACCCGCATTTCAACCGCCCGGGCGGGGTCGAGAGTGGCACGCCCACCGCATGGGTGCCGCAGTCGAAGCCAGTCTGGTTCACCGAACTCGGCTGCCCCGCCATAGATCGGGGCACGAACCAGCCAAACGTGTTCTTCGACCCGAAGTCGTCGGAGAGCTTCACCCCGTATTTCTCGCGCGGCTGGCGCGACGACGCGATCCAGCGTGCATATCTCGAGGCCAGCTACCTCTGGTGGGGTCAGGGCGCGAACAACCCGACCTCG